GGTGAGTTGTACCAACGTCTGGTTCATGAAGCCGACCTCTTTGGTTAGCCCTACCATTTCTTGTGCCAGTTGATGTACCACGCTCACAACGTCCTCTGCTTCTTTCATTCGATGCTTTAATGAGCCGATTTCTTTTCCGTGCTCTGCAAGTTTCACTTCTACTTCATTTTCTGTCATGTTTTCCCTCCGGTTTTTAAAGTATAAAAATAAGACCAACACGGTCTTGCTCTGATCTCCATATCCGCTCCTTTAGTCATCCGTAATCCATGTAAATGTCTTTATGCGCTCACAGTAGTCTGTCTTGCCAGTTACAATGGATATTCCTCCGTCTTTTGTAATGTAATACCTGCCAGTCCCGATAACTGACGTACCAACCAATTCGCTGTACGTCTCTACTATGTCTACGACTGGTCGATATCCTACAGGGATCTTTAATTCGTCGAACGGTCCGTGCGATCCTGTGTTTGGAAATTGTATAAGTGCCGTGATTTTACATGTAACCACGCACCCTCTCCTTTTTAGCTCCGCCTGTATATAGTTGGATGGGTTTGTGCTGGCGAATGGTCCTTTTATCTTTCCGGAGTCATAATTTGTTGCTTTAGATATGTTCATTTCGTATGATCCGGAGTTTTTAACAAATATACCGTCCCGTTTAAAATTAACAAGGTTTGAAATGGTGGCTCCGTCAAAATACTGCGCAATCTGCGTTGGGAATATAGACAAGCTTGTGTGTCTGCCGCTGTCCATCCCATTCGCTACAAATACGCCCTTGCTTATCGCAGAGCTGTTTATCCCGTTTTCATCTTCGGAGTAGATCTCTCCGGTATTTACCTGGATAAAAAAGTGTCCGTCCAGACTCTTTATAAGTCCAGCGGTTACAGTTCCGAGGTTTGCGGCAATCGCACTTAGCGTCTCTACATTCAGATTTTCTACAGAAATGTAATAGATCGCCCATTTACTTCCATCCCATCTTTTAATCGGCTCTCCACTTGCTGTCTGCCAGAGCTGTCCAACTTTTGGATTTTCCGGGGGTGTGGGAGATATGATAATTCCACTATCCCCTGTCTCTCCGTTGTCTCCACGTACACCGATAATCACAGGTGTGGTCTTGGTTTCCGTGCTATTGGTGTACCGGATAAGGTCGTAGCTCCATAGGTTTTTCTTGGTTTCGGTCATGTCTTGCTTCGTGTCCGTCCATCCCGGAGAGGATACCGTGATTCCCGTGCTTTTTTCGGATGCCAGATAATACTTGGTCACACTCTCGATTCCTACACCGTCCTTTCCGTCATCCCCGTTTTTTCCAGGATCTCCCGGTGCTCCATCGTCCACCTTGGTGATTGTTACCTCATAATATCCACGCCGGATTCCATTTTCAGTTGCCACGAAAGAGTACACCGCCTTGGTATCCACATCCTCTGCATTTACTGTCACGCTCCTACCTACATAAAACTCTATCCCATCTTTACTCCACCGGATTTCCAGATTTCCAGACACATCCACACCGTTGTTGTAAGCGTAGGCAGTCAGTGTAGTGCTGCCGATGCCGTTTTTAAAGATAATGCCGTTGTTTGTAGAGATGGAACAGGTGTAGACTTTATTTTTTGAAATCAAGTCCTGCATCCTTTTGATGAGATCGTCGGATATTTCGGATGTAAGCTCTTTGTAGTTTGTAAATACCGTCTTTGCAGTTTTTGGATTGGTAAGACTCCTGATCTGTTCTGATACTCTTGCCTGTAGATAAAGGACTGGTGTCCACTCCTGATCCTGCATCCTTACCGTATCCCCGATGTTGGTGTCAAAATATCCGTCCACCTCGTAGGTTACTACTGGCTCGGATGCGGTCTTGAGGTCAGATAATGCCATGCTGTACAGCTTGTCCTTGCTGTCTGTATCGTACTCTTTACGCATCAGGATATAAGCATCAGCCTTATTTACGATGTTGGATGGGAACCGGTCCCTTGCCTGTGGTGCGCGGATGATCGCACCGTCTGTAAAGTACTCGATATTGCCGTTTTCATCGTATTCTTTCTTGTCAAGACCATTGATTGTCAGACCGTCCTTTCCGGTCGGCTGGATGCAGGTGTAAAGCTTCTCGGCATCTGTGGTTTTTCGAATTCCGGTAATTCCTTTCCCGTACCGCAGTACAATGTCATTCCGGTATTCTCCGACTCCGCTGTCTGTATCGGAGTGTTTCCGATATACATTTAGGACAATCTCTTTTAAAGAGTAGTCTCTGTTCAGTACTGTCTCAAATTCGATCTCCGCAGAAAAAACATTGGCCAGAGAAAATAATCTCTTTAACACGGTCGTTGTGCCAGTCCATTCGTTGGTAATCCGTTTGTCCGACACCTCATTGAGTCCCAATTTAAGCGTTCTCTCAGCGTCAAACACGGCAAGGTACTCTTCAAAGCTCATTGCCCTTCCGGCTTTGTATTCGCCAGCATCCTCGTTAATAAGCTCAAACGACAGTGACCATGCCGTAGCGGAAATCGTCTGCTCCGTCTGATCGGTATTTACAATATTTAAGTAGTAAGATTTACCCATGTAAGTAAATGCCACCTTGTTTCCGACTGTAACATGTTCTGCGTCTGGATGCTTTGCATTTACCGTAAAAGTATAGGTATTCGCCGCTCCCTGCAAATACTCATGCAGATCATCATCCCAGTAGTGCATAGACTTTTTGTGTGCATTATCCATAAATGCTATAGGCGTGTTATTTGCACTTAAAATTGCAATTCTAATACTGTCCATTACAAGTAAACCTCCCGTATTTTTGCTTTAATCTGTGGCGGCGGAGCAGAGAAAGAAGAGTAGCAGAACTGTACTTCCGTTGTTCCGGGCGGAACTTTTGGATAATTAGATCCATCAATCTCATCTCTTTTTGCCGGCATCCCGTTAACATAGACCTTTGTACTCTCTCCATTTATGGACACCACATCTCCAGCACGATACCGGTTCGGCACATCTCTGTATTTTTCCACGTTATCCTTGCGGAACCAGATACTTTTTAAATAATTGTGCGTGACGTACTGGTTCGTGAGGTTTCTGTCTCCCCACTGCCCGATCCAGATCTGGATTTTTTCGCATTCCATATCCTTAATCTCTGGTATGTTTCGCTCCATATAACTTCCATACCAGAAAATCCGCAGCTTTTCTCCCTCTTTTAAAAAGTCGTTGTGGCATCCCATTTTTAGGTTAAACGGATTGCCCTCGTAGGCTGTCGGCTGGAACTCTTCCCGTCTGAGCAAGGTGTTCCCTGGGGCAAACCACTCGATACGCGCCGTATTACCTGTGGCATCACTCTTGTTAATAGACATGGAGCAGATCACTTCATTTTTCCTTGTAAGAAACGCAATAGTCTGTGCTCCCGTCTGTCCCATCAATCCAGTCTCGAACCAGTGCTGGGTGTAACAGTAAAAGTTCTTCGCTCCACGTCTGCCCTCGCTGTCCACCGGGATAGTAAGGGTTTTCATTCCACCGTTCCAGTATCCGGATGTTGCCTGTCCACCTTTTAATGCCATGACGTTATATCCGGCAACATTCTTGACTTCGAGTGTTCCCTGTGTGGTATTTTCTGGATTCTGATAAGAGGTGCCGCGATCGTCCTGAAACAAGCTATAACCGTTAAACAGTTCTTCAGATGCTTCGTAATTCTCTCCGTCTGTCTCTTCTTGCTTGCCGAGCTGGATCACTCCATACTGACTAACCAGTCCGATAAAGCCGTTTTCGTGCTGGTGCGTGATCTCATAGTCCACATCCGCCCATTCGGTGCCGTTGTTTTTAATGGTTATGGTCTGGTAGCCGTCTTCCTGTACTCCGTCAAAGGTAAATTCTGCGGTTGAGTACGCTACCCCATCCGGAATGAGCCATGTGATCGTGCCTTTCCCAAACATTGCAACCTGTGTTATATCAAAATTACCGTCAGGGACAGCATAAAAATAGCGATCCGGATAATTCCCAAACACAAGCCTTTTCGGCTCTGTGACGTTCAGGATTTTCTGAATCGCGTCATAGCTTGCCAAGATATCGCCTTTAATTTCAAAGGGCATTTCAAGCGTCTTTGATTTATATGTTATGTAGCCAAAATCCTCTCCTTTTGCACTTTCTGCTCCGTCAAGGAGTTCCGACTCTCTATTTACTCCGCTAAACGGAGAGAACCCGGACAATACACTTAAGTATCGCCCGAGTTCCTGATCGTCAAATTTTACTGATAGGCTCAATTTCTATCCCCTCCTAACATCTTCCGAAAACTAGAATTCTTTTCTATTTGTTTTTCCATTGGTGTTGCGAGTACTCTGGATGTCTCTACGGAATCGATTTTATTGATAATTTCAAGCGGCCGGTTTGCGAGTCTGGATAATCGATCTACCGCGTAGAGTAGCTCACCATTATCTGTCGTTCTGACTGCCGATCTGGAAGCAACATATCCACTTGCTGTCGGGCTTGCAGACGTTGTAACACCAAGAGCAGCTCCCTGTATCCGGGACACCATCTTGTTTGCCTGTTTTTCCATGTCTTTGTACGGGATATTATCCTCAAATCCAACCCCGATACCGAGAGCCATGTTTTTCCCGACCTGATCCCTAAATACACGGGATGGGGAATGGATCCCAAGTTTGCTTTTAACCCAATTCAAGGCATCTGTAGCAGCGCCCACAGCGGCATCTACTAGCTGTCCAGCCGCAGAAGCGACACCGGATGCAATGCCCTTTATGATGTTAACTCCAACGCTGAGCCAATCTACACTCAAAAAAGCATCTTTTATCGCAGAGATGATCTGTGGTATTTTCCCAACCAGGTTCGGTATTGCTCGAATCAAACCAGAAGCTAACTCTCCGATAATTTTAATTCCTGTGGATAAAATCTGTGGAAGATTACTTGCAATGCTTGCTATAAAACGTGCTATCGCCTGAGCTGCAGCTGATATGATAGCCGGTAGATTGTTTATAATTCCATCCACAAGACGTAAAATCATCTGGACACCGGATTGCAATACTGACGGAAGTGATGACAAGAGTCCATTTACAAAATTTGTAATTACCGCCGCTCCCTGCGTAATCAACTGTGGGAGGTTTTGCAGGATGCCAAGAGTAAGTTGTGTTACAATCTCAAAGCCTTTGGTGAGCAGTGTCGGAATCCCAGTTGCAATTCCAAGCAGAAACTGGTTCAGCAGTTCCATTCCAGTAGAAATAAGCAGCGGAGCATTTTCCATTATTCCGGCAAACAATCCATTTACAATGTTTCCGGCAGCCTGAATCATACCGGAAACGCCATTTTCCTCAAATCCTTGCGTAAGCTGCTCAATCGCGCTGATCGCCGCAGGTAATAACGATTCCGTGAGTCCATCAGATATAGGTTTAACAACTTCGCCTAAGAGCTGTTGTGCGTTGTCCTTTAATGTGGAGATCAGACCGCTAAAAGTCTGGCTTTGCTTCTCCATGCTTTGGAAATACTTACCGCCCTCAGATGTTGCTCTCTGCATGGATGCGGTAATCTCATCCACGGAGATTGTCCCTTTGCTTATTCTGTCATACAAGGACGCCATTGATTCCCCTGTGCTCTCGGAAATCTCCTGCAGTGGGTTAAAACCAGCTTCGATCATCTGTTTAACATCTTCCAGATACACTTTTCCAGCGGAGGACATCTGTCCGTAAGCAGTAGCAATTCTGGACATCTTATCGGCTGAGCCTTGCGAGATATCGCCAAGCATCATCATTTTGTCCATGGCTTCGTCTGCACTAAAACCATAATTCATCAACAGCTGTGTAGTATCTGCTAAATCCGGAAGTTCAAACGGCGTTTCCGCTCCTACTTTCTTCAATTTGTCGATTACTTCCGCTGCTTTTTCTGCGGATCCGGTCATAACCTCGAATGAAGTCTGATAAGACTCTATGGATGCATTGTATTTTACTCCAGCTACAACACCAGCTCCAAGCGCAGCCGTCACAGCACCAACCGCAGCAACTGCCACTCCTGCACCTTTCTTGGCTATTCCACCAAGTTTGGAAATTCCGGAATTAAATCCAGATTCATTTATTTCCGTGTCAAATTTTAATGAGCCATCATAACCCATACTATCCCTCCTATTCTTGGATAGCACAGGCTCATAGGCTCACTTAAGTGCTTTATTTCTTAATTTCTATTTCTTTCTTACAAGTCCGACATTTTACGTAGATACCGTGGCTTTTGGCTGTATTGTCTGCAATAGCAAGTTTGCAGCCGCACACAGGGCATCTAATCCAATCTCGGACTAATATTGGTTCTTTTTTCATGATCCACCTACATAAAAGCGTCACCGATTTCAAAATCAGTCAATTCTTCCTGTTTTAACTCGATCAGTTTTTTAATTTTCTGGATTCTCTTTTTCTCTTCCGGATCTTTAACTTCGCTCAGATCAATTCCTCTGTACATAATTCTTTTCTTGATCTCATTGTCCTCTGATAATCCATCAAAAAGCATTCGAAATTTCCACCAGTGCAGATATTTAATATCAATCAGGTCGATTCCGTAATCGCGCAAAAATGCTGATAATATATAGGGATAATCGATGGAAAAAGAAAAAAGATTCTTTTGCCTCACTGTTCCGGTTTGACTGACTTCTCCGTCTGAAAAATCAGCACTCATAAAGTCGCATAATGCGTCAATTGCAGGCTGCGATATTTCGATATCGTCAAGGAAATACTCACTCAAAATCAACAGCTTATCCACAGACTTGACATCTTTATCTTTTAACATGTCCAAAAGAGAAATATACTCTCGAAAATCGGTTCTGATTCTCACAGGCTTTCCATTTACAATTACCGATGTCGGGAGTGATTCATAGAAGAGGTTCATCGGTTCTTATTCGCCCCTCTCCTAGCTTTCCTGTTTGGTGTATATTTGTTTACCATACTGTTATATCTGGACTGCTCGCTGTTCCGTAAATCAAACAGTGAATTGGCGGCCTTAACTCTCATGTCCATGCTGTTTTTCCCTAGAAACATTTTTTCGCTTGTTCCGTCTCCGAATAATCGGTCATAGAAATCATTAAAAACCTTGCATTGCGCCCTCGTAATCTCGGACACTTTTCCAACTTTCGGTACTTTCTTGGATTTCGCAACCATTTTCTCGTAGCAGTCCTCAAATTTTTCCATAAAATCTGCATCTGTAAAATCGATGTCTGTTTCAAAATTATTAAATTTCCACCGGCTCATTGGCTCACTCTCCTTTTCTTTCATTCAGTTGCTGCGTAATCACCTTTTGCGTAAGTAACCGTCTTGCTTGTAAAATCGGTTTCTGTAACGTATCCTTCCTCGATGTCGGATACAGATTTAAGAGATCCGCTATACACAAGCGCATCCGTTCCATCTCCGTCGGAATCCGGGATAACCGCATAGGTTCTTTTTGTAGCGTAACACTTATCGCCCTTGTCACTTTTCTTGAAGAAATCGACAACTACAACCTCTACATGTGCGTCATCTCCAAGTTTTTCACCATCGTGGATTGTTGCGATTTTTTCGTGTACCGGGTTGTTTGTGTACCGGTCAAACGAATATTCAATTGCCGGCGCGTACCCCACAACGTCTGCACGCTCCGCGATCTCATCCACGTACTGTCTGGAATACTCTTTCGGGTTTTTCCCGTTTGTCATGGTTGTAAAATTCGTCATGCGTTCGAATTTTGGTGAGCTTCCAGTAGCGTCCGTGTTCATGTATGCCACCCGTTTGTGGCGTCCAACTAATTCAGACTTTTTCTCTGACATATTTATACCTCCTGTGCATAAATTAAGCGGCACTCTATGCGATACTTGGCATTTTCGCCGTTCATATCGTACAGGTAGCCACTGTTTAAAGTTTCGATTGATATTGGATTCTTCTTTTCTCCGAGTTCCGGTAGATTGCCATTAAAACTCTGCTGTTCCAACCACTCTTCAAAGCTCTGGAAAAATCCGCTATTTTCAATGTTAATTCGTGCGTCTTGGTCATACTCTTCTTGGCTTGTAAATGCGAATTGGAACTGTTTCTTTGTTCCACCATCCATGTATCTCTGGATAATCGGATCGCATGGAAGAGGATCGATGGAATACCCCATATCTGTTCCAATATAGTCCACGTTTACACGTCCGTCACTTAAAAACGGGCATGTGAGGATGTATGATCTGACGCTGTCAATGAGATTTGACATACTTAGCCGCTCCTTTCAGAATAGAGTCCTTGTGCCGGTTCTTCATGCGCTCAAACCATCGTGATTTTTCCTTATGCTCGTAATACTGTCTACGGGCATAAGGCGCAATCTGATTGATTTCTCCACTTCCAATCACTGTTCCAAGTGTGGGTGATTTAATCAAAACACCGGATCTCTTTGGCGTCTCTGGCGCCATCCGTCTAATACACTCGGAATCTACAAAAGACTGTGCATTTGCGAAACCGGATTCCATACTTGGCTTAAAGCTTGGATTCCATTCGATTTTTGCTGATACTTTTCCACCGCCGGATGCTTGGGTATATATAGATCCTCTCGGAGTCTGGATTTTGAATTTCTTTTTTCCTTTTGCCATTACACTCCCACCACCTTAATATGCGGATTGCCGCCAAAAGTATTGTAGTTTACAGACGTGACTCTGGTCTTATCCAGTCCATCCAAGTCCTTGATGGTCTGCATATCAACCTTGCAATCACCTTTTACAAGGTAATCGTCTTTCTTGATTTCCGCGCTCGTATCCGGGATTCTGACCGTGTAGGTGTCTGCTTGCTTTAATCCATCAGTCGTGATCTGCGACTTTTCGTTTTTATACCACCATACCTCTGGGATGTAGGTTCGTTCCCACTCATCCAGTCTGGTTTCTGAGTTATATTTCCTACTGTAAAGCGTGGCATCTGTGTTGGTTATCATAATTCCACCCCCATATACAAGAGTCTGGTCGGCTCAAGATAAAGCAACAATGTGTCAAATATATTCCTTTTAAGCAGATCGTCCGCTGTCTCTCCGTTTCCTCCGCTTTCATAGCTGACGGAGTATCCGTCCGTGTTTTCGGATGTGACCGCGCGTCCAGAATGCTTGCTTCTGACCTTTTCATCATTTGCAATCAAATCACAGACGGAGCAGGCGGCAAGCTTTACTTCTTCCATCTCCATGTTGTCATCAGCGCGCCCGAAGGTAATCCTCCGGACATAAGCTGATGCTTTCATAATGGATTTCTCAAACTCTTCTTTCGCCAGATTCCCCTTGTATGTAGAGGTATAATATTCATAATCTGCGTACAGATTCATTCGATCAACCCCCTACTCCGCAGCAGTGTGCACATAGATGGCCACTTTTTTGTTGTCTTTCGCTTCTGCGATACCTACGGTACGATATCCGAACTTCCAAGCATCTGCATCCTGGTTTGCATCCGGTGTGATAATCTTAGATACAGTGTGCTTCTGATTCTGGATTACTGCATTCTTGTCAACAATCAAGAAATCAATCTTCTTACCGCCTGTTGTTGTAAAGCCGCCGGCTCCAGATGCTGTCAACGTGACTTTGTCGAAAAATCTTCCCTCAGGAACTTCAATCACTCCAGCCCAGCCTTCCAGAACTTTCTTGGATGCCGTTGTATCAAGGTCCTCAATATCCCCTTTGAGTGCGGCAGAGATATACAGATAACAGGTTTCCGGCTTTGCCTCCGCATTTTTAATAGCAGTCTTGCCTTTTCTAATTGCTGCAATTCCGGCTTTCGCATCTGCAATCGCTGCTTCCACTTTATTAGCAGATAGTGCGTATCCTGCATAAGATGCAAGTCTCCAAGCGTCAAGCTCCGGAACAACCTGTGTTCTCAAAAATTCTCCAGAAAGACGTCCGAAGGCAACACCTGCAGACTCGATATTGTCCATAGCGTCCACAGTGAACATACGGCCTCGATCATAAGTACATTTCTTAGTCTCGTACTCAAGTGTCACGTCACCTGCAACATATCCTGTCTGCTTATTGTAATTTGCAAGACCGGACATCGTCATTTTCGGAATCAAAATTTCATTTGCGTTTGCACCCTCTCTCACAAGCTCATTCGGACCATCCAAAACCGCTGTCAAAGATGCCAGCTTGTAAACTTCGTCCAACATCGTAGAGTATGCTTTTCTTAATGCAATTGTGTTCACCATATCTTATTACCTCATTCTTTCAAAATTATTTTTCTGCCGGAAGCCCCATGGCCGCTCTGATTGCTGACATATTATCTCCGCCAACATCAGCACCGCCTCCTGTTGCTCCGACTGCGTTCATGAATGGTTCATTAGAACCAAATAAATAAGCATCAGATTCCTTTACGGTTTCCAATGCTTTCTTGATGTCCTCAGACTGGTTTTTCGATCCTTTCAAAGCGTCAATATCAAGCATAGCCATGACCGCTTTTTCATTGCGTCCCCCGGCTGTCTTGATTGCTTCTTTGATCGTGTCGGAAAAGATGCGATCTGCTTCTTTGGCGGCATACTCAGCATCCTTGTCTTTCAGCTGCTGATTCAGCTTATCAATTTCTCCCTGCATAGCTGTTGGGTCAACATCTTTAAACTTTTCCAAAGATTCCGTTGTGGTCTCAAGCTGACTCTTATAATTGTCACGCTCCCCCTCTGCTTTGGTAGTCTTCGCCTTTTCAGCGGCAATGTCTTTCCCGTTCTCTGCCATGATTTTATCAATGACATCCTGCTCCAATCCAAGTCCTTTTAAAAATTCTGTTTTCATGTTTCCATTCTCCTTTCGCATTAGGTTGTTTAAGGTGTGTAACCATCCACCACGAATTGACTGTTTAAGGTCTCATCTACTGACCAAAAAGGCATAAAAATAACACATATCTCTATGTGCTAATGTCTTACCTATTCAATTTTTCCGCACTTTACACAACGCCTAACATATCCCTTTGTAGCCTTGTTGTAGTGCTTGCAATACTTGTGTTTGCAGAATCTCTGCTTTAACCATTTGAACATATCTACTCCTAAACCTAAAGTAACGCCTGTACCTGTTCTTTTAAGCTCTCCGGTACATCATCAATTGTCAAGTGTCCGCCTTTGATTCTGTTTGCCAAAAACTGTGCCATAATTTACACCCCCGCTTCCATTGTTGCAAGAATAAGTTCCTGAACCGCCTGATCTGTGACTTCCTGCGCCGCCTGCGTTGCTTTCAAGTCTTTCTGCAATTTCCCGTAGGCGCTCATACCGTCATCCACTGCTTCATATTCTTTGATTACGTTTTCTTCTGTCTCTGTGTATCCAACAAAGACAAGATTGCTGAATCCCTCTGGTTTCTCTTCCTTGAGCGGCTTATAGCCTTCCTTTTTGATGGAGCTGATTCTTACAGTTCCGTTTTCCATTATTTTTGCATAGTTCATATTACTTCTCCTTTCGGTATGTTACTTTAATATCGGGGTCAAGCTCCCCTCCGTCCGCTGTGATGACTGTGGTAGGGTAGTAGGTTTTTAATGCTCGGATAGCGTTTTGTTCGGATTGTGGTAGGGGGACGAATTCGGTTTCCTCAGTTTTGTAAACCATTGTTAATGGGTTATTTTCCATCCACTTAATAAACTCTTCTTTTGTCGCAATATCCGTATTAAAATACTGTGATTGCATACTTGGTTGATCAGAGTAGCGGTATAATTCTCCGGTATTATACGATCCATCCACATTTTTAAATTGCTTACAATAAGATGTTTGATAACCTTTTATCTTTTTTATGTTGGTTACAGTATACGTATACACACCATTACTGTGGTTTTTATAAAGTTTAAAACCATACGGGAACAAATCTGTCCGGGATGGTCGTATGTCTGTATCGATTGCCGACTGATACAACCACCCAATCTCTCCGCCCTGCTCCACGAGCTTATCCCATTTTGTAATAGGGCGGTCGGAAGTTAAAACAACCGACTCTTTCTCAGTATACGGAGAACTTATATCAACTTTTTTAATAAAGTCATATGCAACATAAGCATTATCGGTATTAAGAATCTTAGCATTAACTCCTTGGTACAAAAATAATCCATCTACGGTCACAGTGAATGTATAACCTCTATATAATGAGTTCGGCAATCTACAGATACCGCTTACAACGCCAGTGCTGCTAATCGGATATCCTCTGGAATTATAATAAGCATAAAGTTGTCCAGAATTAGCAAATGTTCTTTCTTCATTCAATATACCTGCATTCACAACAGCAGATTTTACATCAATATAAATTCTATACGTTTTACCTTTTTCTAATGGAAGAGGTCTTATTTTGTCGGCATATGAACCTTTTTGCAAATAGCCACAGTTACTTACCTTCACATCCACTTCATACTTCTGCTTCTCATCATTCCACTTTCCGACACTCTTGATTTCCTGCGGATATTCTGGGCTTGTGGATGGTTTACCGCCTGTATAGGGTTCGTAGGAATCCAACTCAGTCTCCTCCCTAATCATCGGTAGAATTTCTAGCGGGTTTTCTGTTTCTATTCTGACCTCAATAGTTTCTTCTTTATCAATTTTAAAATTAAACTTGTTAGTAGCAGTCCATCCATTCGTAATGTTGCTTTTGTCTTCGTGTAATATATACAAGTTCTTTGACGTTTTTGAGCTATATACATAGTTTCCAATCTGCAATTTGAGATTTGTCTTGCTTTTTCCCTCTGCATAGATCGAAAATTTGTCCGGAAGCAAATTCTTCCCAGTAGTCTGCACCTGCTCCGTCTTCCCACCAAGCTCCAACCTCTCAAGCGGTGCATCCAAGCTGTTCGGAAGTACCAGCATCCCTGTACCCTCTAGCTCTACCCTGTCATAATTCGGTGGCTGTGGAGTGGAGACTCCTAGAGGGCAGATCATATCCACTCCTATGATTCCTGTTCCATCTACCATTTTAAGCATTGTACTTCTACTCCTTTTTCTGAGGTTGCTGTGGGGATGATCTGGACGATGTTGCTCTTTCCACCACCGTAGGAACCGTACTGCAATACCTGTGCGGTCTGTGCCGGAATCAGTACGCTTTGTTCTTTTGTTGCGTCCCTTTCCAGAGATGCGTAAATATCACCATCCGTAAAATTCTTAACCAGAAATTCGGATGATGCTGTCTCAAATTCAAAAATCAATGTTTCTTCCGCTGTCGGCTGTCTGATTACTTTTACTTTACTCATTTCCTAAACCTCCTAAATCGTTTTGGTACGGGTGCCACTCTGCCGCGCATATCGTAATAGATGCGCTCTCTTTCTTGTTGTAGACCCATTTTCTTGCAAAATCTGGTGTATTCTCCCAGTTGTCCTTGATACTTTGCTTTCGCAAGCATCACATCGTCTGGATCAGCTCCGCCCTGTTTTAGTAGCACAGCCTTTTCTCTCTGTGCCCTCATAGCGGTTTCCATTTTCCTCTGTTGCTGTCTGGCTTCGTATAAGGTGTATTCCTTGCCGTTAAACGTCTTAGGTATACTTTCCTTTCGGTTCTGCTCTGCAAGCCAAGAATCAGACCAATTCCGCTCCGAGACGCCTTTCACAAACGGGTAATATTCGTGATAGCAGTTCGCTCCAAGCAGTCCAGTGACTGTTCCAAGACCACATACCGTAACAAGTTGTTCCTTTGACCAGACCTTCCCTTGCCAGACAGCGTGTGATGGTCTCGCTCCGGCGTGCCACGCGACTTCGTAATGCTCTGTCCCAAGCTTATCGGCGTTCATTTCTGATATTTTCCCGGTAAGCTGTGACACACCCGTCATAACCGCTCTCCTTGCCGCCACATCTACCCTGCTATGCCACCCAGAAGCGTAGTCAATGCTTCTGAGTCCGCTTTTTGTGAGTTGAGTAACCACCTTGCGAATCATGGTATTGTAGTCAAACGTGCCGTATACAACCCCTGTAATAGCTTGGTCGAGATATCCTTGGTAGATGTCGGACAATGGAGTCATAACGAGCCTACCGCCGCCATAATCCACATAAAATCCCATGGACTTTGTGACGTTCCGCAGATCATCATTGCTCTGCCGGATGAATCCATCTGTAAGCTGTTGCAACTCCTTATTATCCTCGTAGGGGATATATTCTGCATTGACCTGCTCGTAGATGTCTTTATTACGGACATATTCCCAGTCGATTACCTTGTCGTACAGCTCAAACACTTCCGGATAGGACAGGTTTAGAGCAGTTTTAATCATCTTTTCGATGTCCTCAGAAGAGTACCCAATAATCTGTAGTCGGTTAATCTGCCAGTCGGCTGTGCTTGTGATTTTTCCCGCTTTTTTAATCCGGCGAACAATGTCCTCGAGAATCATCTGTTCCAAATCAAGAAAATGCTTCTCGATCTGTCCGGATAGCTGCTTTTTGTAGTCTTCCCTCAATTGGTTCACCTACTCCATTACTTCGATCTGCTCTGGCAACATCTTTTTCGCTGTGGCTTCGTCCTCGTTGTACCACTTCATGCGGTATTCCAAATGCGACATCACTCCCATACTCACGTCCTGTCTGTCCTGCTGACGCTCTGTTTCCTCATCGGTCAGTATGGAATCGTTGAATTTGCAAGAGAACTCATATCCCGAATTAAGCATACTGTTGTAGAATGCAAGCCCTGCGGCAAAGTCCTCTAAGCAATCGTATAAGTTGTTCTGGATCGCCGTCACTCGGTTGTACTTGCGGTTCTTTGATGCTTTAATTTCCGTGGCTGTTTTCGCTACTTCCTGCGCATCTGACAGGTCTCCATAAGCAAGACCTACAGAAAACTCGATCTCTCGCTTGTATTCCTCCAACCCGCGCTTAAAGGCTTCGTCCCTCATTTCTGGGGAGTATTCCTTTAATAATTCTTGGTCTTTCCCGACATCCAGATTCATTCCACGGTACAGCTTGTTTTTGAGTTTCGGAAGTCCAAACTTCCCGGTTGCCTTATCTTGCTTAAGTGCTCTATTATCCACATGGATAGCACGCTCTCCAGATTCGTATTCCCAATCAAGTCTTGCTCCCTGTGTATCCGCTTTCCGAATCAGTTCAGCGGCAGATTCGTACACTGATACACCACATGCGGAACCATCTATTTTATTTTTGATTGGATTACGGTAATACCCAAAGTCCATACGGTTCATTCCTGGGTATGTAATCGGTCCAGGTAGGATATTCTCCCATTCTTCCACCGCTTCTAGGCTGCATGGAAGACCGATATCATTCGCTGTCTGAGAATGGAAACACTTGTTTTCTATGGTCAGATTCCCGCCAATGAAATAGTGCCGTTCAAGCCTCGTGAAATAATCAGCGTCCCCAACCTTTTTTACGGTCAGAAATGCAATATCATTCGGCTTTCCATCATCCCCAAAACTGATCGGTATGATCTTGTCGGCTGAGATAAATTCGGCAGCCGATTCTCCCAGTGGTTTCAAAACGAATGACCCAAGCGCAAGGCCTTCCTGTAGGTTCTCATTCAGACTCGTGATATTCTTCTGATAGATCTTGTCCAGACGTTCATTACTTACATTGGTTTCCATTTCCACAAGTGCACAGTCTGCAAACTCTCGGCAGATTCCATCTTCAATCCCGAGGGAAACAATGCTGTCAGAGATCCAATCTGCATCACCATTTAACATCTGTCTCCATCTGTTGATTGCATCTATCATGTCGTTGGATAGTGCGATATCCTTGCCGATAATCTGTTTTAATGTTGTATACCCAAACATCCTCATGATTCCTTTCCAAAGTCTTTTAATCCCATCAAACATTTTCCACCTCTTCAATTAGGTATTTCATGTCGCGTTCGATCGTGTACTCAAACGCATCCAAGCTGTCAATGTCAGTGCTGCCATCGTCCAAGCGTTCGTCTTTGTCCTTTACTTCTTTGTCCCACACTGCATCAGAAAGAGCCGTTTGCAAACTTTCGCAATCGCTCGTAATAAAAAACCGCCCAGCCCCCATGAGCTTGACGGTGCATCTGATTCTGTCGTTAATTGGTCTTTTCTTTGCTGGTTTGACAGCGATCCACGGAAATTCTTTTTCTACTGCATTTCGAATGGAATTACCGAGGACTGTTTCTGCATTATCCCAAAATACGGATTCTACGTTGCAATACTGTACATAATCTCCACTTTTCACGCATACCGAATATTGTTCTATTACTTCTCGGATAAATTCGCAAAACAACTCATTCAACCTATTGCTGTCGATGTCTTCTTTTTCATCTTTCGCCGTAATTCTACGGGATTTTAGCGCAATTACATCTCTGTAATTATCCGTATATCCTCTGGCAACGAATGAGTGGCCGGATTGATTACCGCCAAAATCCAAGCCGATCTCGATTGATGTGATATCTTCCTTTCGGAACTGCTTATACTCTGAGTCTGGAGAGAACTCATCCACAATTTCGCATTTGAACGCTTCTGGGTTGTCCGCAAACCGCTTGTAGATCGCCCCGTCAGCTCGTTTCCACAAGCCAAGGATGAGGCGGTCATAATAGATTGTACCATCATATTCCTTACAGAGTTGCTTAACAAATTCTGGATCCAGAAATGGATTATCAAATATCGTGTACTTTTGGAGATAGATGTCCAGCTCTACATTGTCGATGAACTCTTTGAGCCAGTGCGTCGGATGTTCCGGGTTGCAAGCTCCATCAAAGCAGGAGTACGTCTTATCGAGACGGGATTTAAGCATCTGGAACACCTCTTTGTTCCATTTTGCGATCTCATCACCATAGCAGTACTTAATGGACGCTCCCTGTATCTTTGCAACCTGACTGACCTTTTCCGCTCCGAGACAATAGACATCCTCTCCGCATACTCTTGCCACATTCCGGTTGTTAATGTTCCCGATCAGATCGCTGGTATAGATCTCTCTCATCGGTTGGAGCACGTTTCGCTCTATGGATTCTTTGGAGACACCCATGATTACATTTAAGCCGGGAAGTCCAGCTCTCTCTCGGATTCTTTTAGGCACGATATAAGCAGTATCAACAAAAGACTTTCCAGAACGAACCGCTCCGGACTTGATATTCCATCTATGAGTTGCGTTTATGATGTATTCATTCTGTTTTTTGCTTAGCTGCATTGTCATGCATTCCTTTCAAGATTTCATCCAGCTTTTCAATTGCTGTTCTGTCCTCGTATTCCTGCTTATCTCTCCACTTGTCTGGTTTCCGGTTCTTGAGCCAGAAAATCTGCGCTGTTGTATCTCCCGGTATATATACCTCATCCGTTGCTTGTACAAGTTTCTCTTTTTCGCATAATTTCCCATGCTCATCGTAATACTTCTCTTTTACCTTGAAAGTTTTTCTTACTTCATGAGTGCCGCCGAGTGCCCTTTCAAACAAAGAATTTTCTACTTGCCTGTCAGCAACATCCTTATTCTTTTTTAGGACTGCCGAAAGTGCCGAATACTTATCCCTCCACGTTCTAAATGTCGAATAAGCAACCCCCATATTCTGAGCAATCTGCTCATCCGTTAGACCATCTCTAGCCCATCCCTCTATTTTTAGCAAGCCTTCCGGCTCTAGCCATTCCTGATATTTACCTTTCGCCATCCGACTCACCTCTTTCATTATTTTTTATTCTTCTTGTTCATGTTTTGTATAGTCCATCTATTCGCCATATCGTTGATATTTTTAGAACTTATTGTGCTTCTGATATCTATTACTTGTGAAGCACTCGTAAATGTATTAAGTTTCTGCTTAATTTCTTGCCCTATCTTTTTGTAGTTATTTGCCATTTCTTTCGAATGCGCATTTTGTCCGCGTATTCCTGTGGTGTTTATTCTTATATTGTTATTAACAGTCCTGAAAGCACTATCAACAATTTCCTTCGCCCACGCTTTTTGTTTTTCGCTTCCGCTCAATTTACTTGTATCAAACGACATTCCGCCGCCTTTTCTGCTTAGCCCGCTCGAGCTTCCTCTACCACCCATTACATTTCACCTCGTTGAATTTATCTGCAAATGCTTTTACTCTAACAATATTCCCCATACACACATCCGGTATTTGTCCATAAAAAATAATGGTCTCCGGCTGAAGCCTTGTAACCATTTCTTTGTATCCGTCAATAAATAACTTCTTGCTATCTTTATTCTTCATGCATCCAACACTTGATACAGCTACTGTTCCACCTTCTGGCTCTCCGTCAAAGCACCAGTTAAACGACTCTTTATCACTCCATGCGATTGTAGGGATTACTTTAATACCCGTCATTTGCATGTAAGCGCCACACCAGTGTTTTCGGTAATGGTTGTAGATCTGGATTGCTTTCGGATAATCTGAATACAAACTAAAATCCGGTGCGAGCACATACTCAAACTCTTGAAGCATCGGAATATACGCATCGATATTTGACCACAATCTTACGAATTGATAGTCATCCACAAAAAAATGAACTGCTTTTCCTTTTCTGTTTTTGATAGTTTTAGCAGCATTAAAAGGGATGAACTGACAATCTCCATGAAATTCTTGCGGGAAAATTACTGGAATATCATAATCTCCGCTCCCTTCCATTATTGCTTTTTGTAGATTTTCATAATTTCTTAGGTTTGTATATTTCATTTTCCCCTCCAAACAAAAAGCACCCATCTCTGGATGCCAAGAATTTAGGACTACTGCTCGAAAGAATTACAAATGCCAACAAAAACCAAAATAACCAAATACACAATCAAAATTTATAAGAAAAAGGAGGAAACCTTGCAGTAGTCCGCAACGGGTATAGCAGGACTCGAACCTACGACACATCGGTTAACAGCCGATTGCTCTGCCAACTGAGCTATACACCCATAGGATGCCCTTTATCGACATCCTTTACCCTATCCGCACTCGGGTACGCTGATTACACTAAATATAGATTGCTGAATCTATTTTTGTTTGTTTTGCAGATCTGCGGATATCTGCGTTTTGTGATATCACTCGTAGCACTTCCACGGCATTCCGGATTTTTAATATTTACCATGATATGCTACTAAACCGTGCGCGGGGTTCGAACCCGCTTGTCCCAACTGACCACGGCATAAAAACACCGCCAGACAAGAAAGGGTAAAAGTCCGGCGGTGTTCTGAATGTTTGGAAAGATTGTTTTAGAACAATATACAATCGTTCTAGGATAATTATAGCATAAGTAAAATATAAATGCTATAAATCTTTAAGCTGTGCGCTTATAATCTGCGATACTCGCGCCTGGGTATATCCAATTTCATCTGCGACTTTTTGCTGGGTTTTCCCCTCAAGATAGTGCAACTCAAATATCTCTTTAATCTCCGGATCATCAATCCCATTTATGTAGTCTTCGACTTCTTCTTGCTCTTTCAGGATCCGCAGCCTGTCCGCTTCTTTTCGCCTAATCTGCTGTCTTACATTCTCGTCTTCGTAAGGATCATACATCTGGACTGATGTTCGCACTTCCGTGTATGGGAAATCTGCACTGGATCCAGTTACTTTCCCCATAACAACAGTTGGTTCCCGTTCGCAGAGTTCTTGTATCTGGTTCTCAATCCGGATAAGTCTATCTTTGTTTGGTTTGTACTTTTTCAGTGTTTTCTTGTCCACCTTAATCACCTCCCGGAATCGGTTCTTTGATGTTATGCTTTTCTGCAATGTATTCCAGAGTGTCCTTATTCGCCCTCTCACCGCCTTTAAAGTCGCAGGCAAAGGCTTTATGCCCCTTTTGCTTTAAAGCTGTCTCACAGGGCTTTCTCGTTGCCATCTTGTATGCTTCTATCTTTCTCACGGGGTCTGCTGTCTCCCTTCTGTGTTTCATGGTTTCTCTGGTCATGCCGTCACCTCAATTTCCTCTCCTGTCAGTTCTTCCAACTTCTGTCGCATTTCTTCCACTGTCATTTTCTTTGGTTCTTTGCGCTCCCAGATGAGTTCAAGGTTGTGGTCTTCCATGATACTGCTAATTTTTCCCATGCATTTAATCTTATATACCCTAACTATTTCTAAACCGCTTGCCACATTTTTTAAGTTTTCGTTATAGTCTCCCAAATCCGAATATCCATCTTCGCCAATCAAAAAGCCGCCTATAACAAGTCTTTTCCCGAAATAGTTATCATTATATTCGACCACCATTCCGTCTTTTAAATCTGACTTGGTAAATTCTTTGTCCATGTAATCACTCCATTCTAAGATTTTATAATTGTACTTTTCCGCAAAATCACGAGTCGAATATTCTCCGTTTCCGTAATAACACGTTCCTTCGTTGCGCATATAATTTGTATTTTTCAAATAACTTTTTCCGTTACACCACTTCATCCTATGTTTGTGCATCTGCTTGCAGAAGTCTTTCGCTTCCTCTTCTGTCTTACAGTGTACTGCAATCTTATTATCTGCATCCTTAAATTCTTCCCAGTTAAATCTCATCTTTTTTACCTCCATAATTTCCGCACTATCCAGTCCAAAAACACCACAAACGGCACAAGTGGAAAAAATAGTGCCATTAAATAGTCAATCGGTTCCAGCTCTACATCCTCTTCCAATCCTGTCTTTAAAGTAATCACGGTTCCCAGTCCCAATATGTAGTAAAGGGTCAGGAATGCGATTGTGATTAAAATGTCCATGTTATTCCTCCTGCCTATTATTCCATCCTTGCCTTGCTGCATCCTGTGCAATCATCTTGTCATCCCACCACGCCTTAATTGCCGCATAAGGCCCAGATGCTCCGCAAGCACCGCACACTACCCTATATCCTTTGCCTCCCATTCTCCGGATTCTGACTCTTCTGTCACGGCATCCGCAAAATGGACACGCTTTAATTTTCATTCCGCATTCTCCTTATCCACATACTTCTCCACAATATCTACTGCACAAGTCAGCCCATAAATATAGCTTTCCAGTTCTTCTGCTGTTTTGCTCGCTCCATGTCTTTTCTTTTCTTCCTTTAAGGTTTCGTAGGCGTCATTTTTCATGGATTCGATTTCTTCCACGATTTTCTCTAATGCGTTCATCACTCCACCTCCAACAGCTCTGGATTATCAAAGATATTTCCGATAACTTCCGTTCTATTTGGATTCCGATTATATTTAAAAACATCGTTATTGGTGCATTTTTTATTTCCTCGTCCACATACTGCCCATGATCCCCTCCATTCGCTCCAAAACACAGCACCTACACGATATTTTATCTCTTCGCCATCTTTTAAAAACGGACTTCCATCATAGTCATAACTATATCTGAGAATATCATTCTCCCAGATCTTCTTATCGTTTTTGTCGGTAAGTCCGGTGTACTGGCATAAAGTACTTGGAGCAATCTCGCATTTTAGTAATATATCTGGTAATTCTTTGCTAATTTTGTGTATTTCCACTTTTCCAGAAGGATATGCAACAACATACCCTTCCACCCATTCTCCATTGTCTTTTCTCTTTGCTTTAAAAAGGATTTCTCTGCTCATCTTCCTTTCCTCCGTTCTGTCGCATCTGCTCAATGTAAATATCTGTAGCACACCTTACAATTTCCGGTTTCATTCCATCGTAAACAGTTCCTTGTGTAAAATGTTTGTCACACGATCTTTTAATCATGTATAGGATATCTTCAAATGTTTGTTTTTTCATTCTTTCACTCTCCTGTTCCACATTCCCCTACCGGCGGTTTTGTTGGTTTTATATTTTTATTCTTATAATTCCCATCCAGAATCTTTGCCATATTCGTGTCATTCATCATCCAGTCAAAGGTTGCTGACCAATTCCGGTTATTTTCGCCTTTTAGAAAGTCGCTTTCTTCTGCGATCTCAAATACTCTTTGAATGTCATCAATGGAATATTTTCTTAATCTTGCTTTAATTGCCCGTTTTCTTTTTTCAGACAATCGTGTTAAGCGAGGGAATGACACGCAAGTGGCATTATACATATCAGCTATTTGCTGATAATCCACTCTATTACCTCTTATATCTCTTTCTTTATCTATATCTTTATCTTCTTCTTTATCTTTATCTGTAGCGTGACTTCCCAAATTTGTCACACTTGTGTCACGTGACATTTCCGTGACACACTCAATTTTTTGTTTTTCCCTCTGTTTTTGCTTCCTAATCCGGTTCTGCTCCCTTATTTTTTCAAGCGCTTCTGCGTTCTGGTGTTCCTCCCATCCGGGGATCGAGAAAAATCCATTGTCCATCACGATCATTTCAAGCTGCTCCAGTGATTGTAAGGCTAATTTCACGGTATTCTCTTCAAAGTCCAGCTCATCTGCCAGCATTTTAGGCGTGTACGGGATGTTTTGCGTTAAAAATACCATTCCATTACTATTACACCGACCAGCCATCGTGAGTAGCATTACCCAGATCAGGACGATATTGTTCCCGTCCGGTAATTTCCGCAGATGCTTGATTTTGCGATTATCAAACATATCTGTTGTGATCTTGATCCACTTAACCTCTGCCATTACTCATCCTCCGCAATATAGACCACCACGCAAGGCTCATCAGAATACACTTTTTCGATTTCCAGACTTGTCACCTGCTTATCGTCCGTATATGCAACTCCATTCAGTCCATCTAAAATGATTTTTGCGATATTATCTAAGTCCGGCTTTTTATTCGGCTTTATTTCGCCTTTTAAAGCTTTCTCCTTATTCTTCTTAGACCAGCTCTCGGGAATCGGAAATTTCGCCAAAATTCGGACTCTCAGAGGGATGTCCGTGTAAAGCACGCCTATACTCTGCTTGTAAATCCTTGCAACTTCCTTTTCGTACTTTTTATTTTCTGGTGGCGTATATGTAATGACTTTAAATCCGGCTCTGCGGAATCTCGGTCTTGCTTTTCCAACCGGTTTGCCCGGAATTGTAATTACCATTTATTCTCCTTTCTGCTCCCGGAATTACCGGGAGACAATGAATCTGGCTTACTTAAGGTATTTGTGACGTACTGTGCAGCAGCCATGAACGGGTTACAATTTATAGCGAAAGGTTACCCTTTGCTAACATAGTGAAATTCTTGTCGGAACTGCTCTTCTGTTCCGTAGTGCTGCAAATAATACTCTTTGCAGCGTTTTCTTAAGTATCGGTCAACTTTTGATGCATTCTCCCCTGCCCTTGTTCCGTTTGGATGCAGGTCTGGTCTCAATGGAGCGATAAAACCATAATCCTCCGAAAGCTCAATTTCTTTCGATGTGTGGCTGAAAATGTGATGCCTCTCCACTCCGTAAGCTCTGGTGTACATGCAGTGATCCATATCTTCTGTAAATATGCTCCACAGCTTCTTTGGTCTGCCGGATGCTCTTTGATGACCTTTTTTCTTTTTCTTGCACTTTGGCTTAGGGAATGCCATGTCACTGTAATCAATGCTCATAGTTCAATTCCCCATTTCTGCTTAAGCTCTTCTTTTTCATCTGGTGTCAGCAGATCTGCATCCGGTATACCGACCTCTCTGCAATCTTCCAACACACCCTTGATGAGCCGGCTCATTTCCTTGCTGTTGTACTTGCTTGAGCCTTTAAAACACTGCAAAGTGTGCAGCGTCTCCACTCTTCCCTGCAGGTCTTTTACTTCCTGTGCTCCACGATCTATCACAATCCGGAACACTGACTGTGCCAGATAGATGTCTTTTTCCCGGAGCGGTATGTACTCAAAAGCGCCGTGGGATTTTAATTCATTTAGGTACGCTTGCCACCTAGTGATGTCCAACTTTTCCGCTAATTTATCCAGCAACACCCACAAATAAGAGTTTGCGTCAAGGCTTCTCTTTGCTCTGTACGGCTTTATTTCAAGCGTTAATTTCTCATAATCTTTCAGTTCATCGTAGGCTTGTCGGAAGTCCTCTACGGATTCGAATAGGATAGTGTGGCAATCTATCAAACGGCCTTTTAATTTTCCTGTAAATTTCATTTTTTCTCCCTGTTATCAGCAACAAAAACTCTGACTTTTCCACCATTTTTAAGTAATTTAACAATGGAAATTGCGGAAATACAGCGATTTTCATCATATAATATTTTTTCCACCGAAAACTTGTCGTAGCACGTTAAAACATCATTTCCTCTCTGATCTTTCCTGCCAGAAGCTTTTATTTCGCACCAGTCAGATGGAATCCAGATAAATGGGGCAGTATACAACTCTCTCCCAATTCCCCAATTAAAGCAAGCTCTCTTAAAGCTGTCAGATGCAAGACCCTTTTCTTTTTCGGTAAAGCTTTCTGTTCCCGTGTCTTCTTTTGGAACCCAGATGCCTTTATCGTTATCCCATATACTCACGGTGCAGTTTGCGTTGTCTCTGCTGTGTTCTCTTTTCCAATTTAACTTTCCTACAGTTTCATCCAAGATATTCATGTCGCACCTTGCGTCTTTATATAGTAGCAGCGATATCCCATTACTCTTCACCGTTGCGATACGGCATTCAATCTCATTCGCTTTTAATGTCCTAAATTCCATATTTCCACCCTACCGAATCTGAATATTATTATTCTGCACCAATACAACGCCAGAGAGTTCAACCCCATCTTTCAGGGCTTTTTTCACCTTGGTCTTGTCCACTTCTGGATCAGTGAACTTCAAGTATTCTTCATCCAGCTTTGAAACGTCTTGCACTTCTACACTCTCTGATTTTCGATAAGAAATGCTGACTCTTGGTGTCTTAAATTTTTCACCACATAAATAACCAGACAGGTATTCTTTCAAGTTTCTTGCCTTGTTTTCACATGTTTTCTGGCGGTCAGCCAGTTTGTTTTTCTCTGCCTTGATTGCTTCTGCATCAGATAAGAGGTTTTTGATCCAGAGAGCAATTCCCTCTACCTTTTTATCAAAATCCATCTGCAACTGTGCCAGCTTTTCCGGGTCGATAATCTCTCCTGTTTCCTGATCTACACAATTTAAAATCTCTTCGTCAATCTCGTATAATGTTGCCACTTGTTATTTCCTCCATAAAATCACAATAATTCTGATAGTGCCTTTTGCGCACCCTAAAATATCTGTCTTTTTCAGCCGCTTCTTGATCTGTTATTTCTTCCAGTTCTTCTGTATATCCGCACATATTATTTACCCACCATATCTACTGCTTTTTCCAGTAATACTTTTGCCAAAACGATTGCATCATCTAGTTGCTTATCTGTTGCAATCCCGTCAAACAAATCGTAATTTCCATCAGCAACAAATCCGTTTTCTTGTGCGCATAAAAATATTCTGCTACCGTAATTCGAAAATTCAACGCTTACGTACGGATACCCGTTCTCACCTATTCCACGCTCGTGGATATCAAGAACTAAGTCCAAAAGTTTATGCATTTTCTTTCTATCCATTGCTTATCCTCCTACTCATCCTTGGGAAATCTAAACTCCATCAAATCTGCTAACATCAAATATTCCTTTGCAGTCCGGCTGTCTCCGTGCCGTTCTTTCACCTTTTCTCTAAATTCATTAAGTGTTCCGTAAAAACATCCACATCTCACGCTGATTCCGCCGTCTTTCGTGCGGAAAAATGTTGTCGTCCTATTTTCTGACCCGAAACAGCTTGTAGCAGAATAATCGCGGCAGTTTTGAACCCAAGCGTTACCGCATACCCAAGCGTCACCGTATACCTGAGCGTCACCGCATACCCAAGCGTTACCGTATACCCAAGCGTTACCGTATACCCAAGCGTTACCGTATACCCAAGCGTTACCGTATACCCGAGCGTCACCGTATACCCGAGCGTCACCGTATACCTGAGCGTTACCGTATACCCAAGCGTTACCGCATACCCGAGCGTCACCGTATACCTGAGCGTCACCGCATACCCAAGCGTCACCGGATACCTGAGCGTTACCGTATACCCAAGCGTTACCGGACTGATCAAGGTTCTCTTCTTTCTCTACAAGGCCACCCAATTCTCCTTCTTTTACGTCACCAAACGACACAAGAGCCTTGATTCTAAAGAGCTTCTTTCCTAAAAAAGTTACAAATTCTCTGGTTAATTCAAATTTTTTCATTTACATTTCTCTCCTTTTCGTCTACAATTTAAATGATTTAATTTCTTGAGTGCTCGAGGGTTGCCGCCCTGTGACAGCACTCTTTTTTAATACCCGACTGCTAGATACCACGCCAGCATCACCAAGATAAACCCGATCACTGCCACTCCAGCTCTGATCCAGTAAGGCTTGTCCTTTTCTTCTGGCAGCTCTACGGAGACTGACCGGATATCCCAACTGTTTAAAGCGTTGGGCTGTTGAGTAGTCTGGCAATGGTAAGTTCCTTTAATTTCCATGTTCTTCCTCCTTTAATTTCACGGATTTTCTTCCTTGATACTCCAGTTCCCTGCAGTAATTGTTTAAACAGGCGATTGCGTGCAACTTTTGCTCCTCAGAATACCAACCAAGCCTTTCTGTGGATTCCAGTGTCTGGATAAATTTCTCGATCTTGTTTACTGTTAGCCTTTTCATAGCTTGTCCTCCCTTCTACCGCCTAGGCGGTTTCCTCTTCTGTCCTCTTTTCGAGTGTGTAATCAATTTTCACATGTTCCTGTTCTTCGATAAGAGATATCAACACTTGCATGATTTTTTCCATATCTGGCTTCATAAAATCACCTCTCTACTATGTATGCTGGATGGATTGTCCGAGATATGTTGTCCTAGTTATTCTCTTTTTCATCTACTGCATCCATGTCAGATCTCGCCTTTAAAATATCTATACTATTTTTAGCGAGCATAAATCCCTGCGGATCATTTTCTGCCAGATGCTTTGCCTTTCTTACCATTTCTGCAATTTCTTTTTTATCTTTATCGCTCATGCGTACCTCCTTATGCTGCGTTCAGCTCAATTACTGGATAGATGCCGTTTTTCTTAAGCTCCTCGTATAAAAACAAGCGCCCTTTCTGTGTCCACTGCGTCTGCATTGTTACATCCGGATCTCCGTTGCTCCTTGTAATATCGATTGTTTTACTATGCACATAGCCGCAATTCTGATATTTTGAGTAGAGCACCCACTGTTTATTAACCTTGTACTGGATTTTCATATCGTTCAGAATCCGGTTAAATCGCACCGCTGACATTCCATAGTCTTTGGCGATCTGCGTAGTTGCTACCAACGATTTTGATTCCAGAATATGGTCAACATAGTTCGCTTTTGGTGTCATTTCCTCGATCAATTTCTGCTGTTCCACAACCTGCCCTCCGAGGAATTTGCACCTGTCTTTTAGGCTGTCAATGGTCTTTCCTGCCGTCTTTAAGGCTCTTGCCATTACCTGTTCTGGTGTGTTCCATGCTTTTTCGAGGTCAATTAATCTTTGTCTGCATTCTCTCCCTTTGTCAGTTCTGCTCATTAGGCAGATGTGCTTTGCCATGTCTACTGACAAATCAAAATCTTCAACCTCTCTCTGTACTTCTCTTCCACCCTCGATCTGAACTCGTACTTTCAGGTACGGGTTGGAGAAATCCTCATTCTCAATAAATCCTTGCGAATTCTTTTCGAACCATTCGGAAAATCTTTTTCTGATCCCAAGAGCCTTATGAAGATCTCTGGCAGATACGGTTGGTTCGCTACCGTCTGTGTTGATTGCAAATAATTCATTCAATACCTTTTACCTCCTATTTTTATTGCCGTCGTAACCTCCGTGGCGGGATTGCTTTCTTTTCGTTTATCTCCTATACTGTAAATACAGGGCACTGCCATGCCTGAGTATTACGAAAGGAGCGATTTTATGAGACGTTGTAATTCACCTTTTAACGGAAAGCAATTTGTTTTAAACAAAAACACTGGAGAAATTCACGATCTAGACCGCGAAACACCGCAATGTCAAATCGATGAAATAAAACCAGAACATGTTTTTAACTGCGACACTTATACAGAAGCTGTGATTTTTGCTTCCATGCTTGCTGTAAACAGAAACGGCTGTGCTTACTGCATGCCTGAAAAGAATAGAGGATAATCACTTTCTTGAGCTGCTTCTAATGTATGTCGCAGCTCTTCCTCTGAAATTTCCTTTTTTAAAGCCTCTTCCAGCTTTTCAGGCGTTTTAAATTCTTCCGCCAACGCAATGATCATCTCACTGAATTCTCGTTCAGCACTAATCGCTTTTAAAAGTTCGAAATTATTTACAACCCCTTTTCTCTTTCGATTTAAAAATCTTTCTACGAATTGCCATCCTTGCGTTTCTTTCAATTCTTCCCACTCTTTTTCGGGAAGCTCAAAAGATATTGCTGCGATGGATTCTCCTTTTAAAAATGTTTTGCGTGTGCAAAAAATTTCATGCATCTCTTCACTCCTCCTTCCTTATATTCTGTCCTCTGCATTTCCGGGCTCGGAACCGGCTTCGGCTGCATTACAGTGCCAGAATGCGTCCGGCGGTTTATCAGAGCTGTTGTCATTTTCTTCAAGCCCAAGATCAATCAACATATCATTGAATTGATTGGAAATCTTTAAAATAAATTTTGTTAAAATAATAAGAGATTTCACATTCCCGCGATCTGATATCTTCCTGTGAGCTGATAGCAGATTTTTTATAACTGTCTTTCTAATGTAAAATCCAAATTCTTCTTTTGTTTTCATTTCCATTTCCTCACTTTCGGTTTGTTTGTGTTGTTGTTTTGTTGTTGTACGACTATTGTACGTCGGTTAATCAACTTTGTCAATACCTTTTTGTTGATTTTTTCAACATTTTTTAATTGACATTTATCTCTCTGTAGTTTATAATCTACATTGAATAGGAGGTGTGCCAATGAATGAGCGCATAAAAGAGCTGCGCAAGACAATAGGAATAACGCAGCAAGAACTTGCTGATAAACTTGGATTAAAAAGAAATACGATTGCTACATATGAAATAGGAAAAGCAATTCCGAGTGATAGAGTTATTTCTGATTTATGCAATAAATACAGCGTGAACGAAGAGTGGTTAAGATCCGGAAATGGAGAAATGTTTAAACAGCCATCTGATGAAGTAGGCCACTACGTAGAAGACTTGCTTGAATACGACGGCGTCGGAAATCCTTTTTACGATATTATTATAGAAATGATGAAGAAATATCAGGAAATGGATGAGAAGTCAAAACTTGTTATAAGAGAGTATTTTAAAAGCGTAGGATCTGGATTGAATAAAAAAGGGGAAGACTAAAGTCTCCCTCTTCGCTCCAGATACCTATGTAATATCGAAACAAGCTGCCGGATGATTTTATAATCATTACCGTTGAGCTTGGATAACAAGATATTTAATTCGTCCATCGTGAGTCCCTCCTAACTACAAAAACACTCGTTCGAAATCCCTGAACATATAATACTATCTCAGGGGACAAAAATCAATATTTTGTTCGAACATTTGTTCTATTATTTTGTGGCAATGTTTTGCCCTCTATTAAATAAACAGTTAAAATTCGGGAAACTTACGCGAAAATGGACAATCGTCCCAGATGTGGGACACTTATTGATATGGAGAGTCGATAAGGTCGGAAATTCGGACTTTTAAGCCCTTGGCAAGCAATTCCAGCGTGTCAGCTGTCGGCGATATTTTACCATTTGCAATGCGGTTAATCGTTGATTTTGATATTCCAGTTGCAATGGATACTTGCCGAGTAGATAGGTTTTTATCGTGCATGATCTTATCGAGTAGTATTTTCATAGTGTAATTATTGTAGTATATTCCAAATCTGGAAACTACAGGTAAATAATGGTAATGATATAACCGCTTCGGCGTTTATATATAAATTGCGGGAAAAGTACAGGAGAGAAAAAGAAGGTGAATTAAGAAAGGAATGGGATTTCGTTTCAGAAAAAGTTTTAAAATTGCTCCCGGTATAAAGTTTAATCTTAACAAGAATAGCCATAGCTTCACGTTTGGTGGAAAAGGAATTCACTACACTGTTAATTCTGATGGAAAACGGACAAAAAGCTTTGGAATTCCAGGGAGCGGACTGTATTACACAGAAACCAAAAACGGAAAAACTAAAGAAAAAAAGGGGAAAACAATGAGTAAAGCATCGAATAAGAGTGGTGGTGGATGCCTTAGTGTTATTGCATTGCTGATAATGCTCTCTATTGCACTTGTAGTGTATTCTTTTTTATGGATACCAGCGATACCGGCATTGATATACTGTGTTGTATCCAAAAAATTCCGGCCATACAGGATCAGGAATACTGTGATATGCTCGATTGTGTTTGCAACATCTCTAATTATCTTTATATGGCTTGGATCTCCGTCTGAATTGAACTCTATATCTGCAGAGTGGGGGAAAGAAGAATTTAATATCGGAGATGTAACGGAGGTGAAAATTACTCCAAGCCCGTCGGACGCAAAAATCGAAAGCTTGGAATTATCCGAAAATAATATCGCAGATCTCGAATATAAGGACGGAAAAGCCGTCATTACATTTACGGGTTCTGGGAATGCATCACTATTTTTTACGGCGAATGGAGAAATTAAAAGCAGTTCGAAAACTATTACCGTTATAGATCCGGAAGAAGAAGCGAGAATAAAAGCCGAGGAAGAAGAACGGATTAGGTTGGAACAGGAAGCTCAAGCAGCTGAACAGGCGCGTATCGAGCAAGAACAGGCTGCGGCTGCTGAACAGGAAAGGATTGCACAAGAGCAAGCTGCAGCGCAAGCAGCACAAGAGCAGGCTGCACAGCAAAGCCAAGATGACCCCATCGTGTATATAACAAACACTGGGGCAAAGTATCATAGCGCTGGATGCAGAACTTTGAAATCTAAGATAGAAAAACATCTGTCTGAGGTACGCGGAGTTTATGAACCGTGCGGCATTTGCCATCCACCACAATAAAATAAAAACCGCCCCTGCGCCAACAGAGACGGTATACATATCCGAAGATATGCGATTGAAATCCACGAATATTGTATCATCTTCGGGGCAGTCACGCAAGCGGAACATATGTTTTGCGCTGGCTGTTATTTTTGTACCAATTTTAAATATATTTTACAAAAGGAGAGTGATGCAAATGCCAGAAAAAATACTGCGGTGTGCCATATACATCCGCGTCTCCACATTTGAGCAGAGCGTACATGGCAAGTCTCTGCAAGCACAGAAAGAATGCCTGGAGCAATACGCAACAGACAACAATATGTCTATAGTAGGTGTCTATGCGGACGAGGGAAAGACTGCCAGAAAAGAATTGAAGAAAAGAAAAGCCATACACGCTCTTGTAGAGGACGTAAAAAGGGATAAAATTGATGTGATAATTTTCTGGAGACTCGACAGATGGTTTCGAAATCTGTCAGATTTCTATAAGGTCCAGGATGTACTTGATGAGCATGGAGTGCGTTGGATCTCGGTTTCCGAGCCAGGAATAAACATGGAGACCAGAGACGGACGATTGCAGTTAAATGTAGTGCTGTCGATCGGTCAAAACGAAGTAGACACCACATCCGAGCGAATTAAATTTGTGAATGAAGCATCTATAAGACAGAAAAAGCTAATATTTGGAGATGCAAATATGCCTTTTGGTTATAAAACAGGTGTTGTAGATGGAAAGAAATGCATGGTTAAAGATTCGGAAACAGAACACATGGTGGAAGATTTTTTTGAATATTTTAGAAATCATAACTCCAAGAAGGGCGCTATCCGGTACATGCAGGAAACCTATGGAATTGATTTTAGCTATGGCATGTTACGGACGATGTTATCCAGCGAATTTTATAAAGGGACGTACAGAGGATACCCTTATTGTCCAGCATACCTGTCAGAAAAAGAATGGGATGAGATGCAAACTATATCGAAAAGAAATATTAAAAACACGCCGTCTGGTAGAATATACCTATTTACAGGTTTGATGCGCTGTCCTGTGTGCGGACAGAAATTAGTTGGCACCGGATGCTCATCAATTATCAACCGTAAAACCGGAGAAAAAAGAACATACTGCTACTACCGTTGCAACAGAGCGCTTATTGATCATATTTGCACGTATAGGCATAGGGTAAGCCAGAACCTTATCGAAAAATATCTGCTCGAAAATCTTGAAAGAGAGTACGAAAAGTATAAGGTCCGCACCAACCAGATCAGCGAAGAGTTAAAAAAGCAAAAGAAAGCGAAAGATCCGAAAAAGCTTAGAAAAGAAATGGAACGATTAAATTTGTTATTTCAAAAGGGGCGGATCTCTTTTGAATATTACGATACGGAATACAACCGGCTCGAAGAAGAATACGTGCATTCTTCCAACCCATGCCAACAAAAAGAAGAAGCTCGCAATACACGATACATAGAAGAATTGCTGCAAACTGATTTTCGGCAGATGTACAACTCTCTTTCGCTCGAAAACAGGCGTTCTTTTTGGCGATCCACAATACAGGAGATTTACCTAAATGATGACAATACGATTAAAGCTGTAGATTTTTTATAATCTGTTTTGTACTAAGTGTTTAGCCCCATTTGGAGCCGACAAAACG